TCTAGGGCTAGTTTTATGTCTTTGACGTGTTTGTCGAAGTTGGTCATTCTGATGCCTCTAGCTGGTGTCATTGTGTAGAGTATGACGTTGTGGCCTGTGTGGGTTTCCCTCATTTCGACTGGCATTGCGAACTCTTGGAGCTTTGCTTTGATTTTTTGCTCTTTTGTGAGGGTTTCGTCGGTTTCGATGTCCGATGCCTCATATCCTTTGACTTGGACCTGTTTTAGGTTAGCTCTGTGACTTACATCGGGTAGTTTTTTGAAGTCTAGGGTATCGCTGATGTAGTCTTCCCAGCTTTCAGCTCCTGTTAACATGTCTCCGAAGTTTGGCAGCCATCTGCGGTCTTCTCTTGATAGTTCGACTATGACGTCGGTGTAGAGCTTTAGGAAGAATGTTTTGTACTGTTCCTGCTCTGAGTAGATTATTTTATATGGTTGTACTTGTGGGCTTCCGTCTTTGTTTTTGCTCGCTTTTATCTCTAGATATGTGAAGTCTACTGGTTCTTTACCATGTTTTGCTGTCTGGGTTATGAAGTTGAACATTGCCTGGATTATTTTGAGTGGGTCTTCTGTTTCTTGGTCTGTAAAGCTACTCACTACTTTATAGTCCCAGAGGTGTAGTTTGCCGTCTCTTTCGGTTACTAGGTCAGTTACCGCTTTGACTGGTACTGGGAGTGGTTGTCCGCCGAATCCTCTGTCTGTGGTGACTACTTCTTCGACTCCGATTACTTTTCCGACTTCTGGCTGTTCGTTCATGTAGAAGTTCACTGCTGAGGCTAATCTCTTTTGTGCAGCCTCTCTAGTGCCTGTTTTTCCCCATTGGATTTCGTCTTCTTTAATGGTGCTTATGTATGCTGAACCGATGGTTATGGCCGTATCTAGGTCTCCTGTTTTGTAGTAGTGTTCCATTGTTTTGTGGAATGCACTTCCTACTAGCATTACCATGCTTTGTTTGAAGTCCCAGATTCCTAAAATGTAGTTTTTGAAGAACATCTGGGGGTTGTTACAGAACTTCCTCATTGAGCTGTAGCTGATGTGTTCGATAGGCAGTGATATTTCTCGCATGTGTTATTCCTTTACTATTTCTGCTTCTTGGGCGTTTGCCTTGTCGGGCGTTTTTTCCTCGTTTTTGACTGTTTCTGGCTCTTTTTCAGCAGGTTTTGCTTCTTTTTCTACTGTTTTTGAAGGTTTTTCAACCTTTTTTGGATTGTTTTTGTTTTTTTCGAGGAAATCGGCTAGTGTAGATTTCTGCTGTTCTTTGGTCTGTTCGACTACTACGTTGTTTTTGGTCCCGACATTGGTGTCGGTTGGTTCTTCTACTATGATGTAGTCTTCTGCCACTTCTGCGATGTCTCCGAGGCTTCCTAGGACTTCTGGGATGTATGTTTTGATTATTTTACTCAGTACGCCGTATCTGAGCTTCATTTCCCTGTTTGCTCCCTCGTACCAGCCTACTTTTAGGATTTGTTTGCCGTCCTTGTAGCTGTGGGTCCATTTTGATTTGACTGCGTTGTCAAAGTAGAGTGTGTCGGTGTAGCTTTCGTCGTCTTTTGTGACTGTTGCTGTCATTCCGCCACCTCGCTCGGTTGTAGCTTCATACTTTATTTTCCAGCCGTGGTTTCTTAGAAGTTTGACTGTGGTCTTTCCCCATGGGCTGACTACTCCGTTTATGATGCTTAGGCCGTTGATTGCTTCCATTGGCTTGAGTCCCATTTCGACTCCGCATTGCATCACTACTAGTGCTTGAGATGCGTTCTGTATTGCCTTTGGGAATGCTCTACTTTGGACTAGGCTTGTGGCCAGCTTCTCCATTTGAGCCCATCTCTCTGGGTTTAGGTAGTTGTCTACTGATAATGCTTTGTTTTCCATAGTCTCCTTTTCTTATTTAATTATATAATAGCTTAGTATACTGTGCCTTGTCAATCGCTATTTTTTGATTAGGACTTCTACTTCCATTTGTCTGACGGCTTCTGGGTATCTGACTGCTTTGGCCAGTACGTCGAAGTTGATGGTTGCCCAGACTGTCGCACCTAGTATGGTGAGGAGGATTGCTCCTGCAGCCATGTTTGCTACTGTTTGGAGCGATTTTTTGACTGCTCCTGTGTCGATATTGACTTTTTTCATAAGTCTCCTTCTTCCAGGTTTTTTGCCTCCTGGCAGGTTTCGCACCACCACATTGTTTTGTATTGGTCGTCCTCTAGAGGTGAGGTGGTTTTGTATATTAGTATTTCCTCTAGAGTCATGTTATGGTTTTTGTCGCATTTCATATTGTTTACTTGCCTTGTATTCTTATTTAATTACATAACATCGAGTTTGTCTAGGGGCAGTTTATTTTGGTATTTGACACGGGTCTGTTTTTGGTGTTATTGTGTATTTGCTGATAGGTAAGCTATCGGAGTAAAATGTTTATGGCTGCACTAAACCCTTTGGGGTGTTGTTGTTCCGCAGCCAGCAGCACGACACCACTCCAAAGGGTTTATTTTATGACTAGTATCGACTCGCAACAATCGCATCTGGATAACTCCACAAGGGTTACCTGGGTGCGTTTTTTGCGTTTTGTCTATTCTGCTGCGGTGGTGATTGGGGCGATTTTATTTGTCTTTTTTACTCTGTGGGCTAGTTTAGTTGGTGTTCGATGATTGAGTGAGGAGCATGTGGTTTGGTCTGTCCAGGACGATGTGCTTCCCACTCAGCTTTCGAGCTGAGGATAGTGTGGCTGCGTGGAGCTAGGTACACACCAGAAATGGTGCAACAACTAACAAAGTACCCACCACGACCCTGATTCTGATGAGAGGTTCGCCTAATTCAGAGTCCGAGCAACTGAGCGAAGGATAGGGTGTACCGATGGACGATGACCTAGACAGGATTCTAGGAGGAGTACCATCATCGGGTACCCAGGACTGAAGCGAGGGAAGTGGGAAGGGGGGACGGAATATAGTTAAACCCCGAAGGGTAATAAACGGGTTGGGTTGTCGTGCCTAGATTTTAGATTGAGGGTATTTATCGCCCCAGTGGGCTTCACATGCGACTGCTGCAAGTTTTTTCACGCTACCAATCAATCCACTCGCTGTTGGTGTATCAATGAATCCTGCGTCTTCTAATCCTCTGAAGTGTTTAATCAATTTCCCCGATGTGGTTCGAATGATTTGTTCTTCGATTGTTAGACCGTCAAATGGTAGTGCGTAGATGTCTCTGTACATTGGTTACTGAACTTTCGAGAAGAAGTCCGAAAGAGCGGCATACAGTGCGTACAGTGCGACAAATGCGGCTGCTCTCCAGTCTACTCCTATTGCTAGCTGTCCGAAGAATATAGCCAAAATTGGGGCTGTAAACTTAAATAGGTTTTTTATGAATTTTTGTTGTTCGACTGCTGTCATTTTCATGATTTCCTTTCGCTACTTTAATATTTCTTTAATCGACTCAATTCCTTTTTTATGTATTTCTCTATGACATGGTGTGCATAGTAGAATTAGGTTTTTTTCGTCGTTGTTTCCTGTATTTCCGTCGATATGGTGTACTTGACCTTCATATCTAATCACGTTACCACCAAGATATGTTTTACATTTTCTACACTGGTGTTTGTCTCTACCTCTAACAGACAGTGCTTGTTTAGAGTAATAATTTACTCTTACTCTTTTAGGCTTTTTACACTTAATGTGTCGCCTTTGCCTTTGATTTGCTGTTCTCAGCTGCTTCTTGCAACCTCCGCAAACTTTTATGTACTTTTGCTGCATTACTTATAATAATATCAGCTTTTAACCCCATTTAACAGTTGTGAGTAGTGAGAGCCATCTTCCTAATGTTAAGTCGCCAAACTGCTCTTTTTCGGCTAGCTCAAGCTTCTTTTGGCACTCTGCTAGGTCATTTAATGCTCGTCCCTTGGCTTTAGCTTCCTCAGCAAACTTGCTTTGTAGTTGCTCAATGGTTGCTGTGTGTGCTTCTACTGTTTTTTTAGTATTTTCTAAGGCCTTATTTAGTGCGATGACTTCGTCTTTGTGAGTTTTTAATTGACTATCAATGGTATCGGTAAGTCTGCCAACTTGCTCCTCACGGTTTTTAATCTCTTGTTGGGTTCGTGCAAGGTCTGCCTCTCTGGTAGAGAGCTCATTCTTGCATGTGGTGAGCTTGCCGTCTCTGGCTTCTAGGCTCTTTTTAACTGTTGAGAAGTCTACGTTGTCTGCTTTTTCTGCGAGACCTAGGTAGTTTACTGTGTCGTCTGCTAGGGTTGAGTTGTGTACTATTGTTCTGAATAACGACGATTCTACTTGGGTGTATTCTCCATCGCTATCTGTTGGTGGTTGGCCTGTTTTGTTCACAATTGCGTATCCTTTCGCTATTGAGTAGGTTGATGTTGGACGCTCTGTACCTGTCCATGGGTCGTTCATTTTTTGATTTCCGATGTATCCTACCCAGTGTCTGTCGTCTGTTCTTGGTGTGCCGTCAAAATCGACTTCAACCAAACAGATGCCGTTTTTGTCTATGGCCTGCTTTACTCTGTTGTTATCGGCGTCTGAGTTGTATGTGTAGTTTCTCCACTCAAATTGTAGCCATGGAATCGCTTCTTGGATTTTACTCCAGATTATGAGGTTGAATACACCTGACGAGCTTTGTGCGTATCCTCGTACGTTTATGAGGCGTTCATTTACCTGTTTTGGGGTTAATCCTGCAAGCATTGCTATTACAGTGATTGTGCAACCGTGCGTACCGATGGTGGTGGTGTTATTGTCTCCCCATCCCAGTCGAATGTTTGCCCATTTTGAGTCACGTTGTGATAGTTGTTGCATAGATGCTCCTTTACTTCAAAAGTAATACTAACCCTGCCCCAATTACTGCGATTATTATGTATTTAATGGCCTCGGACACAATGTTGTTGTTGGGTTCTGTTTTGGCGTCATTTATTTTTAACTCTGTTAGCTTTGAGTATATTTCGTTTACCTTATTTGTTATCAGGCTGGTGGTTAGTGTTTGATTTGCTACAATCGTTTGGTTTAGAGTCAACAATTGGTCGTTTATGTGTAGTAAATGGTTGTTTTTAATCTCTGAGATATCTTGTGTTACTCGGTCCAATTTCACGTCAGTTACCGCAACTGCTTTTTCAAGTTTTCCTATTGCTTGCTGGTTTTTTTGCGATAATTCTGTGTCTGACATTTCATTGTTTTCTTTTTATGTTTTTATCCTAACGTAAATCCTCTTGCTCCTCCAAAAAACATTGTATTGCCACCTGCAGAAATTGGTGGATTTACTGAGTGTAATAATATGTCTGAATTACTTAAAGACCTGTTAAAAAATGCAATATCATCAATATATCCTCCCCAAAACTTTGAATATGATGGGTCATAAGCTGCTCCAATAACACAAGAATTTGTTCCTGCCGCATATGAATATGCTGTTGAGTTGGTAGCTGTTCCTACACTGACACCATCAATAAAAAACTCATAGGCATTTACATTTCTTCTAACTGCAAAGTGATGCCAATTACCATCTACTGTTATTGTTCCACTACTCGTTAAGACAGTCCAACCAGTTGTTCCTAGTCCAAATGTTATTATTAGTTGATTAGAAGTATTTAATTGAACAGACCAACCCCTATCATTACCAGCACCATCATACTGATTTGAAATAATTGCTTTAGCCACTCCGTCTCCAGATGTTTTTCTAACCCATCCCATTATTGTGTAACTACCAGTGAATTTCCATGCTGCTAAGTCAGCACCAAAATTTATGCGTGAGCTACTACCGTTAAACAAAGCACCCTGAGTATATATTCCATAAGATAAACCATATGTTATAGATGTTTCTAAAGTTCCATTATTTCCACTTGGACTACTATCATTATCATTTCCCTCAAAACGATAATATCCTTTTAAGTTTCCATCTGATAATAAAGCTAATGTGTTAAGCTCTGCCATTATGGTTTTGCAAAGGTTAGTTGAACCTTGCATCCTTGTGCTGGAGTTGTATGAACAGCATCAACATCAATTGCAATAATGTCACCTTCAACCACGTCATCAGTTGCAGTGTTTATCACTGCTGGGGTTGCTGCTGTACTCGAATCTGTCTCAGCACTATCTATTGTTATTTTTGTACTAAGCATGTCTGCAGTGTCTGTGTGATTTCTCACTTGAATGTCGGCTGTACCAGTAGTACCAGCTGTATAAACAGCAGCAGCTACTGCAACTAAATTCATTCCAGCTAACTCTTTAGGAACTCTGAACCAGGCTTGAGCATCACCAGTTTCCATATCTGTGTCTGCTGCTTTCACAGTTAATTCAAGAGTTACTTTTCCTTTGATTACACCAGTTCCTTTTGGAGTAATATCTAGGTCAATGTTTGTGTCTCCACCAGTTGCACTTACTTCTACGGCATCGCCAGTTGCTGAGTTTGTAACTGTTATTTCATTGACTGCACTTGCTGTTGCTGGTGTTTTAATTACCTCATTTCCATTTGCGTCGTTAATTGATGTAGTTATTTTTGGAGTTGTAATTGATGGGCTTAAAGCAGTCAGGAATGCCGTTCCTAGCGGTTGGATTGTGTACTCTATGGATGTGAGGGTTGGGATTGTAATTCCTGACGTGGTAACCGTTGTCAGACCTGTCCCTGATGAATAGCTCACTGCGGTGACCGCTGCTACATAACTTGAGCTTCCGTTGCATCTAATGAGCCTTCCGACGTTGTAAATCGATGCTACGTTACCTACCACAGTAAAGTTGTCTGCGTCCACCTTTGCCACAGTTGCCTGTTCCATGATGAATCCTGAGAGTAGAATATCGATAATGTTTTGAATATATAACGCACTTTGTAGGACTTCCCAGTCTTCTCCATTCTCATGTTGTTGGCCTACTCCGCCGTTTAGGTTGGTGAAGTCACGTGTTAGTCCAGAGATTGTACCTGCACCTGCGTCTTTTGATTTGAAATAAATAGCTTCTTCTTTTGCCGTTCCTGGCTCTGCCACGATAAATCCTGGAGCTTCTGTTGGAACTGGAGACACGTATGCAGTTGTTACCTCTGCAACAGTCAGTTGCTGTGTAAACGTACCACCCTGGTTGTCTTCTGGTTTTATGGCTCTTGTGCTTGACATAGTTGTGTTTCCTTATTTTATTCTAAAGCATTTTATATATACATTGCAGAGTCAAATACTTCTGTTGGGAGTATGAATGCCTCTCCTCGCAAGCTGACTAGAATAAAATCGGTTTGCGTGTCAGTTTTGATAATTTCAAACTGTAGTGAGTTTCCTGACTCATAAATCTCTTTTCTACGAGTTTGGTCTAAATCACTAGCACTTGCTGGTTCTCCTGTTTGAGTTCCCCATCTTTGGGTATTCCATTGAACAACTCCCCAACCTGTTCTGATAACGCTTGAGAAGCTTTTTTCGTCGATTGTAGTCACACCGTCCATAATGGTTTTGAGCTTAATTGTTCCGTTAATTCTAAACAACCTCATGTCCACCCATTTCCAGATTTTTACCTGTCCTGAGTTTCCGAGGTCTTCATTTCTGAATCTCAGTGATGTTTCAACTGAAGAGCCGTCGTGGTCTGTTAATTCTCCTTCAACACCTACTTCAAATACTACGCCGTCGTCGTCACTAGAGCCTGCAAAAAGGCGTTTTTTACCATCGATACCGTCGTATACCAACCATGAGCGGACGTGGGTGTTTTTACCTGTCCATTTTCCTAGGAATGCTAGGTATCTGCGGTCATAGACGACCACTCTGTCATTTGTCGTGCTTCCTTGTGTTGTAAGGGCTAGAATGTACCTTCCCTCGTGGTATACAGCTTCTGCGTTAGAAATATATGTTGAGTCTGCTTCATCCAGTAAGCTTTGTATTCTACCTTCTGAGAGCGATGTTGTACGGATTGCTGTGTTAAAGTTTGGCTCGTAACCTACAATTCTAATTTTCTTTTCTGAGTCCAGCATTGCGATGTCGTTTTCCATGACAATCATGCTTCCTGGAGCACCACATCCTACATATGAGATTAGTTCCTGAATGATTGCGTCTCCGCTTGTTGCGTCAAAGTAGAACTGGTGAACTGAGTTTTGCTTGGCCACAATGACTTTTTGTTCAAATGGAGAGAAGCCGTTGATACCTAGGTCGTTGTCTCCTGGGCGTACGTCTACCCACCCACCATTATGTGCTGGGCTGAATGATTCGTACTTATCACCTGTACCTGAGAAGAATAGTCTGTGTTCTTCTCCAATGAGTCCTGCACCCACAAGTGAGCCTTTTAGCTGTTCCCACATTTTGACTTTTACACCGTCTGTGCTGTCTCCATCAGGTGGTAGCCATATTTGTGGAATAATACTACCGTCGTCGTCAAATGTCATTGTTGTTCCTGATGATTGTTGGGGAATGTATTTCATGAGCGTTACACCTGTTCCCGATGTTGCTCTACCAAACACGTTGTAACCGATTACCTGTGTTTCTGTTCTCCGTGTGAATGTCACTCTGTTGAAGTTTGTTTCGTCTAGAGTCTCGTTTCCATCTGTAATTGATACATTTGTTGCTGGAAGTGACTGTCCTTTGTTGGTTACCGTGGTAACGGTGTATTCATAGTTTTCTGTTCCTGTGGTTCCCTGTGCTGCTACAGCGAGGTCTTCTGGGGCTGCTACGGCTGTAAATGTCTCCACACCACCTGACTCTGTGTATTTAGTGAAGTCGTCATATCCGTTGGCGAAGTACAAGGCACCTCTCAACTTTGTAGCACGTGTTCTTTTTCCTGATGTGAATGGTGTCCCTACGGTGTCCCAGACCCCTGTAGATGCGTTGTATTTTTTTAGAACTCCTAGACAGACTCCCATTATGTCGTTGGTGTCTCCCTCTCTGTATTGGAACATACCATCGATTGGACCTGCTCCTAGGGTGTCTCCAAGTGCAGTTCCGCCTCTGCGTGGTCTGAGTGACTTTCTACCGTATAATTCGGCGTTAACCATACTATTGAGGGCATTTTTACTCAATTCAGTTGCTAGTGAGAATGTATCGTTACCTTGTTTGAATCCATCAAAGTGCCATTCTCGTTCTGGTAGTGATTGGCCTTTAGGCATTGCTTTTCGCATTATCGTCTTCTACCCCTTCTTATCGGACCCCTCCATGCCATTGGATTTGGGATTCTATTTGGTGTGCCTGAGTTCTTCTCAGACTGGTTGAGTTCGGCTTTTTCCAGTAGTACGTTGTAAAAGTTAATCAGTCGACTTCCTGGACCATCTAGGTATCTACTGTACTGCACGAATGCTGCTGATAGGGTTCCTATTGCTTTTCGGTATCTTGCTGGAATTGGGAATGATTCTTCACTAGCTGTGTCGTCAATTCTCTCTGGGATGTACCAGTACCACATGTCTAGCGTCTCTCCTGAATTTAGTTCTTTTGTGAACTTGAGTGATTGTTCGTCTGGGGTGATATAAAACCTATTTTTGCTTGATTCTACAAATCTATCCTCAAAGTTTACTGGGAGGAATGGGTCTGTGTATCCATCAACGGTGATTTCTTTGATACCTCCAGGCATACGCATGTCGTCTATGCCTGTTATGTCGATGGCAGCATTGTCCACTCCAGTAACTAGACTGGTATCTTCTTTAACTAAAAACTTCCATTTTCTTTCGTTTGAGAACTCTTGAATTGCGTCGTTGTAGTGCTGGATTCTTCTTGCACTGGTATTTGTGGTTGACTCGCCTAGCTCTTTACTTGTGTCGGCAAGACCCTGTGTGAGGGTTATCATAATAGCTCCTTTTTATTACTGCTTGCTTTGGGGTACTATTAGTTGCCGTTGATTGCGTCGTATTCTGCGAGACTGAATCCGTAATTGTCCCAGTGTTTGGTTTCGATTGTTGGGTCTGCCCAGACTTCAAAACCTTCTTTTCCTGCCTGATAGCAAAAGTATGTGTCTTCTCCTGCTTTCACACCTTCTACTCTCGTAAACCTGAACCATTCTTCTTCGAGTTTGTCTGCCAATGCCTTTAGGACGGATACCTTAATTAGCATTGTTCCTGTTCCTATCGAGAACACTTTGAACGGTCTTTTTCTGCTAAATTGCTTTGGAACCATTATAGCAGTTCTACCATCTTTTTTAACAAGCTCCGATATATTTGGCTCGTATGGTTCGCTCGTTCTTGCGTATATCAGCCCTACGATGTCTTTATCCAGCTTTAGCATTTTATCCAGTGCGTCTGCTCCGAACTCTGAGTCGCTGTCTACAAATAGTATGTAGTCGTCGTCTCTCTCTATAGCTAGTTTTGCCAGCTTATTTCGTTGTGCTGCTACTGTTGACCCTAACTGCGTTGCTAGTGCTAGACTCACTCCTGGTGTTGCCGTGAGTGAGAATACTGTGGTCATTGTTCTTGCATGCACGTATGCTCTAGTTGGCATCGCTATCAGTACTTTTGGATTCATGCTATCTACTATATCTCAATTTCAAACGGCTGTCTCCAGCTGTTCTACCTCTTACCGAGTCGACTACTTCTTGTGCTTCTGCGAAGCTAGTTTTACCCTGTTTTGGTTGGAAGAATTGTTCCATTTGAGTCGGTGCTGTTGGGACCTTAGTGCTAAATTGTGCGTCTGCCTCGTTTATTGGGGCTGTCATGCTTGTGTTTCCCCAGTTTACCTGTGTTTGTGGCAGTTGGAAGTTTCCACCTAGTTTTGGCTGTTTTTGCACATTTTTGAAGAATGCGTCCATCAGTTTCTTTTTTTCTGTCGCTGCTTTTTTAGAAGCTGCTGAGCTGCTCTTTTTACTTGGGTCTTTGCTGGTTTTTGTGTCTTTACCGTATTCATAGACATTGATTCCGTACTCGTCGAGGATTTTGGCTGCAACACCCTTGCTTCCACTCGTTAGGACCTTTTCGTCCCAGAGTTTGTCAATGAAAGCAGTTACTTTATCAGTATCGCCTGCTTCAGCTAGCTTCTTGATGCTGTTGTATGCCCACTCTGCTCGTTCATCGACGTTTGCTCCTGCTCCTGAGACGTATGTTTTTAGCTCCATGTTTGATATTTTTTCGGGATATTTACTGTCTATCTCTGCCATTATTTGTTCTGCGAAGGCTTTTTCTTCTTCGAGGTCAGCAATTTTCTGCTCTACATTCTCGTACTGGCCATACTTATATTTGGTCATTTGGTCATCGTAGCCGTCTAGGGTTGATTTTGCTTCTTTGTATACTACTTCCAACTCTTTGTCGTTATCTGGGATTACTACTCCCTGTGGAGCTGAGTCTTTACCTCCTGGGGTTATGTTAAACATCTTTTGGAACCAGTTTCGCTCGTCAGTTTCGTTGTTGGGAATATCTGTGTCCTTCTCACCATTCAGAGCTGTTTGTGGGGCGACTGGAATGTTTTCTGCTGCATTAGCTTGGCCGATGAGTGGTGTCTCTGCTGCTTGTTGTTTTTTGACCGATGTGTTTCCTGATGGGTATGTTTCTCTTACAAACCTTCTCATAATACTTACGTCATTTGGTGATATTTCCTCGCCTTCGCTGGTTTTTTTCATGAAGTCAATGAATTGTACTGGTAGTTTGGCGTATCCTGCAAAGTATCCTTCTGCGAGGTTTTGAATCTGTAGAGGGCTTACGTTTAGTAGTTTACCTGCTGCTTTGTATGCTGCTGGCGTGTATTTGAACGACTGGTCTCCTGGAGCTTTATCCTTGAGGTAGTATGGCACAATTTCTTTAGCTTCATCTTTGTCGCTGTTGTATTTGAAGAATGATTTGTTTATTAGGTTCTCTGCTAGTGGTTTTCCAGCTTGTGGCATCAGTTTTCCGATGGTGTGTACACCGACCTCTTTTAGGGTGCTTCCACCTTCAACAACTGGGAGTGTGTTGGATATTAAGCTGGTTGCTAGTCTTTGGAATGTTTCCGTGTCGTTTCCTGCCATGTATGACAAGAAGTTGTCTAGTGGGTTCATAAACGGCTGCATTGAGTTTGCTTTGGGGAATGTGATGTAATCCACTGTTCCCTTCTCATTTCTGCCTTTTACGAGCACTATGTTGGTATCTTTCACCCACTGGTCAATTTCGTTGTATTCTTCCTGGAAGTTTGTTAGGTTGTACATCGTAGCTGCTGCCTGTGGTGCTAGGGCGTAGATTCCCATTTTAGCCATGGTTACTGCTGGTTTGGTTTTGATTTGTCTGACGAGCTTGTCAAATCCCTGAATACCGACGTTTAAGAATGGCACAATACTGTTGGCTACCTGCATTTTGTTTCCCATACGTGAGAAGTCTAGGGTGGCGTCTCTTGACTCAAACATGGCTAATCGTTCGTTTCCTGTGGCTTTATATGCTCTATCAAACAGGCCTACACGTGTTGGTTGTTCTGAGTATCTACCCATGAAGTTTAGTAGGTCTCCCATGTATCCGAATATCGATTTTCTTTTGGTTTTGTTTTGGCTGAAGAAGTTTTCAATGCTTTGTCGGCCACTCATGCTCGTTAGGTCTTGGCTTGCACCTGATTTCATCCACCTATCCACGACCTCATCGCTTCCTGTGATGTCTTTACGCATTATGTGTCCTAAGCCTCTGAAGTAGTCTAAGAATGGCTTGTATCCGTAGTTGCTGAACAATGCTGCTTCGAACTGGTCACGGCCTATGTTTGGTAGCATAAACTCTGGATTTTGGCCTGTTGCTCCTGAGCGGAGTATTTTTGCTGGCCACTGTAGTACTTTGAGTACCACGTTCATACTCTCCTCGTTCAATCCTTTGGCTGCTTCAGCGATGTCTTTTCCGACTTCTACGTGCTGTTTTGCTCCATCTACCCATACTGGGATTGTTCCTGGACCAGCTTCACTAGCTTGTCTGAAGCCTATTTCTGGCATGATTTCTTTTAGACCAATGACTGATTGGGCTACCTTGTTTTTCTCTACGGCTGCTGTGTATTTGTATGTGTTGGCGATTATCGATTCGATTGGACTGTAGATATCTCGCTCTGAGCCCTCAATGCGTTTGTCTACTGGCTTGCTGCCTTGCACCACTTTTTTCGTTGGTATTCCCAGGTAGTCTTCGAGTACTTCGTCATCCATGACACGCTCGAATGGTACATAGTCTGGGTTAGCCGCCCTGATTCTTTCAGCAACATCTCTTTTCATGAATCCTGCATCGACGAGTTCGTCAAATAGCTTGTTCTGGTGGTCATAGAGTTGTGTTGCGACTGCTTGTAGCTTTTCTGGTCCGTATTTTGCCTCAAAAGCGGCTATTGTTGCTTGGGCTTTCACTGGGTCAGAGCCTTTGATATCACGGCCAACTGTGCCGAATCCTGCGTCTCTACGTGCTTTTAGGTATGCATCCATGTCAATCTTATCGATTCCTTGCTCATCAAGTTGTTTAAGTACTGGCTCTACTCCCTCTTTGAACTTTGCTTCTGCAATACCACCAACTCCCAAGAATCGTCTGATTTGGTATTTTGGATTGTTTTCTGGTCTGAGTGAGGCGTTTTGGTCTTTTAGGCTTCCTTCGACTGCTTTTGCTGCTTTTTCAATTGGGTGGAATCTGTCTACCCATTGGGTATAAAACTTGTCAGCTGCTTCTCTCCAACTTACTTCTGGTTTGTTTGGAATCTTGCTGATTTGCTCTCTAGCTGTCTGAATTATGGCTTCTGGAGCTTCCTGGACAGGTGTTGATTGTGTTTCTTTCATTCCAGTAACACCACCAAACTCGTTTTTTTCTGGAGTCAAGTCTGTTATTGCGGTTATTTTACTTTCAGATTTTGGAATTGATGTACCACCTAGTGCTGTAGTATCGCCTGTTTTTGGGGCATCTACTTCAACTAGTGCTACCTTGCTGTCTTGGAAGTGGTTTGCTCTAGCGTAGTTCAGTGCTTCCTCTTTGGTGTTGAAATAGTTTAGATTTCCTTCTTTTGGACCCTGAGCGATGTTGTATGCAGCTTTTGCGTCTCCATCTAGTCCGTTGGCTTTAACTGAATCAACTGCGTCTCCTGCCACTACTCTGTAGTATTTTTGAGGTGCTTCTGTCGGTGTTTTTGTCTCTAGTTTGAAGTCTTCTGCGTTTTTACCGAGTGCTTGGAGACCTTCTTCAATGATGTTTTTTCCTGCTTTACTCTGCAACGCTCCAGCTGCAAAGAATCCTGCCATGCCTTTTTCGGCGTTGTATCTCACTTCTCCTGTTGGTTTGCCGTTTTCGTCGTACACAGGCTCTATACCACCTGCGAATCCGTAGGCTGCTTGTGCTGGTTGGTTGAGTCTGCTTCTAGCTTTTTGTTCCATTCCAGTGCCATCTGGACGTTCAACTAGTTCACCTACTCCTGGAAGCTTGCCACCTGCACTGATTCCCATTTCTGTGAACCTGAAATCGTTTACTTGTTTTCTCATTGGGGCTGAGAGTTCTGCGAGATTTGTATTTGGGTCTCTGGCCAGCATTTCGACACGGCTCATTTGTGGTTCTGCACCTTTGACTGAGAATCTACCTTGTGCGTCACGAATGATGTCTTCTGCTGAGCGTGGTCCTTTTGTTTTAGTTGGTAGCTCAGGAGTCTCTCCTGTGGTTTTTCTGAGTAAGTTTATGTTTTCAAGGAACTCAACTGCTGGTTTGAAGTCGATTTTGTCTAATCCTTTGGTTGCTACTTCGCTAGCACCCTTTACTACCGACTCAGAGCCTTTGAAAAAGCCTTGTCCTACGTTTTCTGCTATTGCACCCCACAATCCTTTTTCAGCGAGGTATTTTGCTTGTTCTTGTAGCGATGCGTCTTCTGGTAATTCGTCGAGGGACATCATAATGTCTTCAATACTTCCACGGACTGCATTCTTGGATAGGAAGTTTTGTATTTTACCGAGTGCTTGTTGGGCTGCTGGGCTTCCAGATGCTCTGAGGAACCATTTTGGGCTTATCGCCTCTGTTGCTGAGAATAGTTTCTTATTTACTGGGTTTTTGACGAATCCGAGCATTTCTCCACCTGCTGTTGCTGGGTCGAACTCCATTCCAAAGAAGTTTTGTTTTCTCTCCTCAACGTCAGGTGCTAGTGTTTTCACTCCTGTTTGTCCACGCAGTAGTCCTGCTGATATTCTAGCGACTGGGTCTAGTTTGCCTCCTTGTGGTGTCTGTGTGGCTATGTTAGCTGCTGTGAAGAATGGTGTTGATGCTGCGATTGGCTTGGCTACGTTGTAAACGAGTCCTGCTCCCTGTCTTACTAGGTTTGTTGCTGTTGGCTTTTCGGCTAGGTTCATGACGTTCATGGCTGCCCCACTCACACCAGAGCCTATTGCTTCTGCTGTGTTTCCGACCATGTTCATTACTGGTTGGACTCTTTTACCGCCGAAGTTGCTGTTTCTGAAGAAGTTTCCAAAGTCGTTGGCTACATTTTTTGATGTGTCTTTGATGGCGTCGGTTATCTTAATTCCCTGAGTTGCTGCTGGTTTACTGGGTTTGAATCCCATGTTGATAAGCTTGTTTCTACCCGCATTTCTCTCGTCGGCAGTTACTTCGTTGAAATCTCTTGCTTTTTGGGGGATTGAGCGTACAAAACTTTGAGCCTGTTGAGCCCTTTGACGAGCTGCTTCTGCTGCCCTTCTTCGTGCTTCTTCAGCTTTTTGTCTTGCTAGTTCTTTTGCGTTGTCGAATAGACCGAGTACGCTTTTTAAGTAATCTTTTGCCATAATCCTATTGTAAGCCGTTTAGACTACGACCACAATATTAGGCTGTGATTGCACTAAATAGTGGGTCTCTAGTGGCCGACATTCCTCTTGGTGTAACTCCTGCTCCTACTGGGTTGGCCGATGCTACCGACATACTTGGTCCAGCACTTTGAATCTGTCTTAGTTGCTGTTGGTAGTCTGCTGGAGTGATTTCTCCTGCCTGCAGTGCTGCGTCTAGAGAATCTTTATCCTTGTAGGACATGTTGGCTTTTTGATAGACACCTACTCCTGGTTGGTCAACTGTTGGGTTGGTTTCCATTGGAGTGTATCCCATTGCGGTGAGCATTTCGTTTGTTTTGCCTCGTTTTTCTTCTAGACCGCTATTCAACATTCCATTTTCATCAAGCATGTCTGCGACGAAGTTGTCGAGTTTTGCCGTTTGTTCTGCTTGGAATTGCTGTGCTTGGACCTTAAGTCCTGTTGCCCATTGAGTAATTGCCTGGCTATCTGATGCAAGTTGTGATTCTGCTTGTGCGTAAGCTTCTTCTCTTTCAGCTGCACTTAGTGTCATGTTGTTATCAATGTTTTGAATCTGTTGCTTGTAGTCTAGAGCTGCTTTGTCCAGTTTTTGAGTGGATTCTGTTTCGATACTAATGTTAGTCTGACGAATGTTGTCTTTGAACTTACTTACTGCATTACCAATCATAGCCAATGAGTCTGCTTCATTGGTTCGGACTGTACTGAGGTCTTTTCCTAGTAAGTTACTGAGTCTCAGCTGTGCCTCTTGGCTTCTTGAGCTTGAACTCATACCACCACCACGCATGATTTTTTCTTGCTGTGTTTGAAGGTCTCTGTAGGTTGATAGGATTTCTTGTTTAGCTTTGTCGTAGTCTTTGGCTGTTTTTTCCTCCTGCATTTGGTAGTCAGTTAGACCTTGTGTCTCCTGAGTTGCTACCCTACCAAGTAAATCTTGTTTGTTTGAGCCAATGGTATCTACGAGCCAGTCGTATGACTCTTTAGCCATTCCTTTTGCACCCTCTGCAATTTTAGCCATAGCATTGTATTTGCCCATTGCTGCTTGTCTGCGAGCTTCTGCAGCACGTTCAGCTGCACCTTGTTGGTCTCCTTGACCCTGATTGATGGTGGCCATCATTTGCTCATATTCTGTTCGTTGTGATGGGTTAAGGTCGCCTTTATCTGCGATAGCTTTGAGTTCGTTGTATCGTGCGTTGTCAGTACCACCACCACCTCCGCCTCCACCGTTGTCTGGTCTTGGGGTTGTCTGGGTATTTACTCTTTGATAAGTGTTGGATGAACCGATTTGGTTTCCTGATTGGTCGTAGATTCCACCTGGAGCCTGTGAGGAGTTTGGAGCCTCTGATGCCATGCCTTGTGGAGCTAATTGTTTGCCAGTATTTACAGTTGGTCCTCCTGCGATGGCCTCGGAAATACCGAAGTCTGGAAGTCCTACTTTCTTAAAAGGCGTCGATACTCTGTCTACAGTATCTCCTACTCCCTGTCTGATAGCGTCCCACAATATTGACATAATCTTTCTCCTTATGGTAACATCTCGACCATGAGACGATACTTTTCTATTTTATACAAGACCGCCATTGTTCTTTTTGGACTGGCAGCTTTGCCTATTTTAATCATTTTAGCTGTTAACTTTTTAGAGTTGCTATCAATGATTTATGCTGGAGATAACAGTGAGTATGTAGGTTTTGCCGTTGGCTTCTACATAATTTCAGGACTATCTCTCTTAATTGCTTTGGGGGTACAGTTGATACGAAAATTGTTCTAATTCTCAGTATAACAGATGTTTTGTTTGGAAGTAAATACTACTTATTCTTCGGCTTGTCGTGATTTGTGTCAGCTGCTGTTGCGGCTGCAATTTCTTTGTCTGCCTTAGCTTGCTTCTGCTCTGGAGTTAGCTCAACTTTTTCTTTTGCTACGTCTTCAGCTACGAAGCTGGTTCCATAACTAGGATGTGCTTTGAGTATTTTAATCAATTTTTGTTCTTCTCCGAAGGTCATTCTGAGACTTTTTGTGTCGAATTCGTTTTTCTTGAAATAGATTGAGAGTCCAGTTGGGTAGAGCCCTAAAAGACCTTTTGTAACTTTTTGGCCACCGTCAATGACGAATGACTTTGGGTCTACTGTTACGATTAGTTCTTTGTATTTTGTGGATAAGAATTTCATTTGGTTGCTCCTTTATTTGCTATATAGATTCAGTTTACTACTTTTTGCTTGGCTTGTCATCAGCTTTGCTTTTATCCGCCGTTTTTGGGGCTTCTGGCTTCTTCTTGGCTTTTGATTTGCTGACTTTGTTGTCTACTCCAGATGTCTTTTCTTCGGTTTTGCTTTTATCCGCTACTTTAGTGACAGCGTCTCGTTGCATATCGCTAGCAACTACAGCTCCTGGTTTTTGTGCTTCGTACACTCCTAATCGAATTGCCTTAGCTTTTCGTGGGTGAATTGTTTTTGACATTTTGTCTCCTTCTGCTTTATATGCTTTGGGTGGGAGGAGAGTTTTTAGGCTCTCCTCCCCTAGTTTCTTAGGCTAGCTACTCAGTTTATGAGTAACTTGTGACACCGTACAATACGGAACCTTTTTTCTCTTGGTTGAATCTGAGTCCACCTTCTGTGAGGTACTCGTCTTCTTGACCATCAGCGTCATTAGCTTGAATGTTTGTCTTCAATCTAGTGTCTCTGTTTGCGAGATGGACATACTCTGGTTGAGTTGGGTCAATCAGGTATGCGTATCCTGCGTAGGTCGTAACTTCTGAGAAGAGGTTACTATTTACGATGTTGACCATTCCGAAAGCGGTTAACCATTGACTTACTGCAATACCAAAGGTTTTGCTCGATGGGGTTACCTGGAGTTTACCAGATGCCCAGTAGCTGATTGCGTCAGTGATTAAAGGTGCTGAGAAGAGCCATTTCTTTCGACCACCGTATCGGAAACCTACTCGCAAGAATTCGTTGAACTCTAGCTGGGTAGCTGCTCCTGATGCGTCTTTACCGTTGGTATAAATCCAGTAGTCTGTACCACCTGTGGCTCTACGTGGGTGTGAGTCGTTAGAGGTATCCTCTTTTGGTTCTCCCCACCAGAATGCACGTTCCATTTCTTTTTGGTGTTCAATCATCTGGGTTTTACGTTGATGTTTGAGGTCTGGTCCACCGTATAACTCTGAGTTCTTTGCGGTGTCAGTGATACCAAATGGTGTACGGAAGATTTGAGCGTAGTTGGTTCTCACGGTCTGGTCTTGTACTTTGATATCTCGCTTTGTAGCACCTTCTACGTTGGCGTTACCGACAACCAACAGCACATCGTCGTCAGTCATGGCACCAGCTGCTGTGCTACCCCATCCACGTCGAACGGTTAAGTTGTTTGTGGACACGGCTGTTATTAACATCTGTTCACTTGAACCGACATTTTTAACAACGTCACCTGCTCTGAACTTTGTGCCTGTATCAACTGCGATTGTGGTGTCACCTGCGGTGTAACCTGTGCCGTAGTTAATTGCGTCGTATTTGGTGAGAGATTCCTCATCCATCCATTTGAACTCACTATTGATAATAGTGCGTTTCTTCATTTTTTTGGTTAATTGGGTTAGTGGGGCTGAGTCAGGTTCGAGAACGTCGATTTTCTTCGACATATCTACTACTCTACGTCCTGAGACTACATTGCCTGTTGAGCGAACTGCGGTTATCATAACACTCCTTTTTGCTCCTTCTGAGCTGTATAATTTCTAGAATTTGCTTAGGGAATGCGTGATTACTTGGTTAACTATTCATGATAAAGCACTTTGTTATTGCTTGTCAATACTAGTTATATTTCCGTGCGTCTGCTGCTTGTGCCTCTAAAATACCCTCTAAAATGTCATCTTCAGGGCTTCTGCTTGGTGAGTTGGCTGGGTTAGATGGGGCATTTTCTGAGTTGGTTGCTGTACTTAAGTTTTTAGCCGTTTGAGTTTGATTGTACGCTTTACTTGCTTCTTCTACTAATGATTTCACACCACCGATGTAGTCTTTCATTGCGTGGTCGAGGTCTAACACTCCTGGTGCTTTTTCCACCAGTCTTCCTTCTTGTTTCATTTGAAGAATGTGGGTTGCGAAGCCAGTTCTGAATTGTTTGTCTGACTTTAATCGTGGGACCTTTGTTTCGATGGCATGCATTTCATTTAAGCCTTTAATCTGCCTGTCCATTTCCTGTGGGGTGATTTGGTCTGCCTTTGGCTGATTTTGTTGCTGTTCAAACTTTGCTGCTGCTGCTGCGGTTGCCTCTGTTTGGGCTTTCCACATTGCTGCAGGGTTTTCAAACGTGGTCGGGTCGTATTTTGCAAACTCCTCATTGAGTAATTCTTGGAATGATTTTGTTGGTTCTGGAGCTGGCTGATTGTGTGCAATTTCGGCTCTTACTCTGCTAAACTCGGACTGTCTTACACGGTATGCTTCTTCTAGAGCTGATACGTTTTCTCCGTAGTTAGCTGGGTCTCCGCCTAATTGAACGAATGCATTCTTTAAGTCTTGTGTTGTTTTGAATTTGTCAGCGTATAACTTTAGTTCTGTTTGAGGTTTCTCAGTCTTTTGCTGTTCTTCAGTTTTTGGTTGTGGTGGTTGTTCTTCAACTCTCACACCTTCTAGACCGTCCTCATCAACTGGATTTTCAGTTGGGGTGTCGTCTACAATTTCGTCTCCTGGGGCTGGTTGAATGATTGGGGTGTCGTCTACTGGTGCTTCTGGTTGGTCAAACTCAAAAAGGTCGTCTGCTCCTGTTTGATGACCTTGTTCGTCGAAGTTGTTTTCTACTCCGCTTACTGGTGCTGGTGTGCCTTCTGCTTCTGGGGTAACTGATTGCGTTATTGACATAGGTGTCCTTTCAAGGGCTATGATTACTTTTTGTGCTGAATCTTAGTGTAAACTGTTTTATTTCGATTGTAAAGTTATTGTAAACTGTTTATGCACCGAGGTGGAAGTCTTCTGGGGTTTTGTTGATTGCTTCGCCGTCTAAGTACAGAACGCCCTCATTCAATTCGTACCTCGTTAGCAGGTGTGCTTCTAGTACTCCTCCGTGTTTTACTGGACAGCTTAGGCACCTGATTGTTGCCTTTTTTGGGTCATCAAGGACGTAGTAATGGGAGCCTTTGTTGAGATTGTAGTACGGTTTTTCGTACTCTTGGTAGTCACCTTTGTGGAGACCTTTTTCGTGCAACCACTTAATGCGATTCCAAAACTTGTCGCCAGTTAGTGGTTCTGGTGTAGCACCGAATTCTCCTGGTTGGTCACCTTGTTTATTTGTCGGTACTCGCTTCAGCTCGTCTTCGCTGTTGTTCTTCATATTTTGCTCCTGTTGATTCTGTGGTATCTAAAAATGCTTCTAGTTTGCGGTATGCTCTGTTTTCCTGCACTAGGTATACATACTTGAGAAATGCTCCCCAGAACTTTATTAGGTTGAGGCCGTTTAGTGAGCCTATTTCCATTTGGAGGTATTCTTGCTGTCCTTTGCGTTGCTGTTCAATCCAGTCTTCCAAAAGCTTTGCTGTTCTAGTTTTACGGAATGATTTTACTGCTTTTCCGTCCTCTATCAATTTTGCAATGTCACTATCCGAATGTTTGCGGCGTTGGGTTATCTGCTGGTAAAGGCTGCGTGTTTTGTTCAACATTTTGTTGTCCTCCTGCTCCTCCTGCTAAAGCTTCAAGCTGTTCTTGAGCCATGATGCTTCCGTCAGGATTTAAGTTTGCTACTGGTGTGCGTGGTTGGCCTGTTGTCGGGTCTACTGAACCTGGTTGGGTTTGAGCCCTGACTACCAATTCTTCTGCGTTCGGAACTCTGAGTGCGTCTAATATTCCCTTCGCTATTGCATCATACGACTCTGGGCGGAGGTTTGCAAATATTGGGTTAGCTGGGTCGCCTGCCATATCTGCTACAGCTTTCCATCTTGCCCAGTCTTTATCGTAGTTCTGTGACTCTGTTGAACCTGCTGTGACTCTGAATCTGATTGGACCTTGCAACCTTCTGATGCTCTCTGGTTTGATTATCATCTTTCCTTGTCGTGTTTTAACAGGAGTATCGGAGTCGTAGTATCTTATGTTTCGCTGAATGTATTGTGTGCCGATGGCCGTGAGTCCTAGGTTTTCAAACAGGTTTAGCTTCAGCTGGAATCTGTTGTTGGCTGCTGCTTGTAGCTTCTCAACTCCTCCGAGGGTTGGGTTCATTCCTGGTTCTGCAGCTCCTGTTGCGTAGTCGGTGACACCTGATGTTCCCTGAATGACGCTTTCCCACTCTGTATACTCACGATACGCTGACGCTGCTACTGGCTTGCTATCCAGTTGTTTGATTGCATTAGCTGGAGCGTTTGGCTTCATTTCAATGATTGCTCCTGGCTCTGGGATAAAGCTTACTCCTTCCACGAGTGCTGTTGGGTCTACCTGCCACATTCGCATTAGGTCGTAGAATACATCGTCGTTACGCATGTTGAACTGGTCTGACATGCCGTCTTCAAGCTTCTTGATTGGGTCTGGTTCTCCCCATGCGAACAGTTGGTGAGGGATTGAGATGTCCTTCATTAGGCCGTAACCGAGTTTTCCGTCGCCATTGGGGTTGATTCCTTCTCTGATGGTTAGTTTCTCGTTGATTACCATTACCAGTTTGTCTTTTTCTACCATTGTGCTAACTTTGAACTGGTGTTGGGTGTCGTCCTTGTTGGTGAAGTCTTCTGCATCAAAGATGTCGGCCAATGCTGCCTCGTAGTCTACTGACTCTCCTGAGACTTCCACTTGGTCTTTTGCTTCTTCTAACTTCCTGAGCTTTTCGATGTTTGAGAACTCATTTGGTTCTGCGTTTACCATCTGCATGATTTGGTCCATCGTCATGTGTTCTTCGTCGATAATCCATCCGAGGTCTGATACACGTTTCTTCTTTGGGTCTGGGAGCACTTGGAAGATGCTTCTGTGTTGGAAGTTTGGTGCGTCGAACACGGTTTTCTCTGTGTCTACGAGCATCCATTTAGCTTCTAGTCCGAACTCTTTTGTTGCTTGCATGACCATTTCTTGGTCGTCAGTTGGTGCAATGCCTAGTTCTGGTGAGTATGGTTGCCATTGTTGAACTCTCTCCACCTGTTTTATCCATGGTGTTCTGAACCATGCGTTTCCTGTGATAAACTCCTCTTTTAAGGCTCCTACAAGTCTGGATTGGAATGGGTCGTCTACTAGGTATGGGTGGTCAATTTGGTAGCGTACAAGGTTCTCAAAGGCGAACTCGTCGTGTCTATCATTCTCTGCTTCTGTGTCTAGTGAAAAGCTGAACATTTTACCGAACATGCGTGGGAGGATTGTTTCCACAATTTGGTATGTCATTGGAAGCATGATTTGTGAGTAGAATGGATATGCGTCTGCTTTTTCTTCTACGGCTTTGTCTATTGTTCTGATGAAGTAGTGTTCGTAGTTTTCAAGAAAGTTATCAAAGAATGGAGCACACCAGTCCCGTGATATCTTGGCTCTTTTTCTTAGTATTGAGGCTGAGTTGTCTTTAGCTTCCATGGTTATCTCCTTTTTGCACCCCTCATTTGCCTAAGTCTCTGCCCTGGATTCGATGCTCTGCTGCTTTGGGATGCTGGTGGGGCATATGGGTATTGCTTTAGTATAAAGTATGCACCACAGACGCTGATAACACAATCATCATAGGCTCCTTTTTCGGCTTCCATTGAGCCGTTTTTGGTGCGAATGAATGTCATCATTTCGGTAATAATATCTTCATCATACAGCATTAGGCCCTCCTGAATCAATTTCTGCATGTGGCCTATCATTTGTGCTTTGCTTTGTGTGGTGGTTCTCCATCCTGGGACGTCTGTTGTTTTCTTGCTGACCTTGTCTAGTCGTTGTCTGAAGTATATGTGTGGGTAGTTGTCTTCGATGCATTGGTCCATTGTGCTTTGACCCATGTTGTTGATTTCGACTGCAATCATACATTTGTTGTAGTAGTAGCCTAGTTTCTGAATCTCTTTACCGAATGTTCTTGCGTTGATGACTTGCTTGTATTTTGCCACTACATTGGCCGTCTGTTTGTCCAAAACAGTCGCCACACACCTGTCGTGGTTCTCTCCTACGTCTCCGAAGATTAGGTACTGGCCGTCCTTCTTTGGTTCCTCAAATATCTTAATTGGGGCCATTTTGCTTGGATTGTCTACGAATGTGATGGTTGGTGTTAGTCCTACAAGTTCTCCTATTCTGAGTGGTTCTTTTTTCTGTGCGAGCATTCCGCTTAGTGATTTTGTGTTGAATACTGGGCTGCCTGAGAATAGGAACGCTTCCTGCCATGTGTTTGGGAACTCCTGTTTAAACATGTCTTCTGGGCTTCTACCGTCTTCTGATTTTAGTGAGGCTACCATTGAGCGTCTCCACCTTAGTTTTGCGTCAGTTGCTAGGTTTGGATACATTCTTTTGATGTTGATTTCTTCTTCGTCGTAGTCGGTTATTGGGTCTCCTGGTAGTTCGTATTCTGCGTGTTTGAGCCATAGACCGAAGTATGGTTTGAACTTCGATTTGCCATTCACTGCACGTACGTATTCGTCGTAGTGGTAGTTTCCTACGCCGTTGGCTGTAGTTTCTCCTACTATCCATGTATCAATGTCTAATTCTGGGAGTGGTACTGCACGGATGATACCTGTGGCGATGCGTCCTGCGTCCTTCCATCGCGATGTTTCTGATAGGTGGGCGTAGTGTATGCGGTCTCCACGTCCGAAGGTTGCTGCTCCTGCTGTACCGATGTAGAACATTGAGTCGGGCTGTGGGTCGTATGCTGAGTTTATCTTTGCTCCTAACCTATTTGTGGATAACTTTAGAAATGTTCTAAGTACTGGGTGTAAGTTTTTTGGGTTTAACCAGAAGTCTACCTTGTTGAATAGTCTGGCTGTTGCTTCTGATTCATATGAGAGTGACACTGACCAGCTTCCTGGGACCAGTAAGAACTTTACTGTGAGTATCGCTAGAATCATTGTGGAAAACCCTATTTGCCCTGCCTTGAGGATGTCGTCACGCTTGCTTCTGCCGTAGTAAAACTCGTTTTGCAGGTCGTTGAATATGAATGGGACTCTGTCTCCGTTCTTATCAGCCACCCAGAAAAATGCCTCAATGATTTGCTTTGGGTCTTCAACTGCCAATCTCATCAGGTCTGCTGGTGTTTGTGGTCCTTCTACCATGTCTGTGCGTGGTCCTCTGCTTCTAATTCGCCTAGTTCTTGCAATGTTTGGTCTACGGCCTCCAATTCCTGTGCGTGGACGATGTCGTGGTTCTCAGTGTCTTCTCCGTAAACTTTTTCTCGCTCCATCCCTAGGTGTACTCCGCTCATAACTTCCTGTGGACTGTACATGTCCCAGTCTATTTCTCCGTTACCGTGGCCGTTGATGTGTTTTGCACACAGCCACAGCGTCATTCCTGATGGGTGGTTGTACGATTTAGTTATTCCGTTTTTTCTGTGGACTGTTTTACATCCTGCACAATCTAAGCCTTTATTGCACCAAAAGACTGGCTTCTCGTCTATCATTTTGAGGTTCCAGAATGGCCATTCGTTTTCTATGAAGGTGTGTTCTGTTTTACAGGCTGTACAGTAGTGGGTTATTTCTTTGGGGTTCGTCATATACTTACCCATTTTAGCGTGTTTATACACTTAAATAAAGATTAGAAGTGTAAACATTACTGCTAGGTAGAGCCCTGCAGCCATAATGATGTAGAATCTTTTGCGTTGGTTGTATTCGTATTCGTTCATAGTTTCCTTTGCGAGCAGTCAAGGTTACGCTCCCTGCAGAGACGGTTTTGGAGACCATCTTGTGCCTAGCACCCTGCCCTAGTTATGAGCCTCTACTTGTGTTCCATGGGTCGGGTTCGAACCGACGTTGTCTCGTGTATGAAACGAGTGCATTTCCTCTCTGCCACCCTGGGTCGTGGTCCCTGCATTTTTGCGGGGACCGTTTCATTGTACTATGCTCTTTTTAAGACTGGCATACCAGTACGTGCTGTTTCCATGACAACCATGTTATCTGGCTTTTCACAGCGTCCTTCTCGCTCATCTCTTGCGAAAAAGTAGATTGTTTGTACACGTCCGTTTCGGAGTGTTACGTCTTTGGTATGAAGATACCAATCCTGTCCTTTTGTGTCTGTGTAGACGAAGTCTGCTGGTCCCATTGGGTTCCTTTCGATGCTTTATATACTTATATAAGAGTACACGTCTAGAATATGCCTTGTCAATAGGTAAGTTTATTCAGGAAGGCTGTTATCATTTCCAGTAGGAGTTGCAATAGCGTCCCTAGTAGGAGTATTTCCTGGGAGCGTTTGAGTTTGGTTGTCCAGTCCCCTCTCTTTACGAGCTTGGGAGAATGCCTGTGCGATATTCCCCAGGTTGAACTGTTGGTTGATTTGATTTTGCGGTACATTCTGCTTCTGTTCCACTAGTCCGAATCGCTCCATGAAGTCTGTTGTTTCGTTGTATGAGCCTTCCATTGCTTTTTTGGCTAACACTTTGAACCAGTCTTTAACAGTAATACCTTCTTGCTCAAGGAATCCTATGCCGTAGTTTTTAAGTTTTTTTAAGTTTTCGCTACCTATGGCACCAGCACTGTGATACTTCTTCGTTTTGTAGGCTTTGAGGGCTGATTTGGTGGCATTTCCGTAGGTATCTGATTGTGGGTCTAGGAAGTATCCGCACCATTTCTTAAACTTTGCTCCGCCTGCTTCTATAAGCTTCTGTTGTTGCTCGAAAACGGTTAGTTCTTTGGATTCATTGGACATAGGTATCCTTCTTGGAGGGCTATGGTTTACTATTGTGATTAGTTTACCACGAGTGAAATGAGCCACGCTATAGCTATAAGTGTTCCTGTCGTTACTAGGGTCGCTAGCATGGTGAAAATGGCGATTTTAACGAGTGGAGGCTTTTGTTCTTCGTTGTACTTGTGAACGTCGTTACTTACACTAAATGTTGCTGTTAGTATCTGTTTGTATTTTGGAATGACTTCCCCTTTTGAGTTAAGTGCTGATACCTCGTATTGTGGGAGAACTATCTTTTGCATGTTAGTCATCGTGGACCTCTTTGATTTTTTTACCTTTTGTTAGTTTGCATATGGCGGTTATGCGTGATGGGTTCTTTAGGTCGAATAGTACGAACACATCTGGGTACTCTCTTATTCCGTAGATTTTGCCCCATTTGTTTCGGAACTTCCATCTACCCTGTCTGTCTGTACCTACTTGGTATGGACCGTCTTTGAATCGTCGTTCGATGTATCTACCTAGTTTGCGTCCTGTTCTGCTTTTGTGTGTGAGTGTTTGTGCTGACATTATACTTTTATGCTCGTTTTTTTCATTCCAAATTTGTGTGTTAATGCTCTCATGTAAATAGTTCCGTTTATCCTCACTGAGTAGTAGTATTTCAATCCAGACCAGTTCCACGCTATACATAGTGGGAGCCACGGAAAGTCTAAGAATCCTTCGTTAAATATGAATGATGGTCCCCTGTTCCACTTAAACTTGGTATATTTCATTCAACTACTCCGATGATTTCGTCATAGTTTAGGAAGTAGTACTTCTTGTCTCCGACTTTAACGTCGTTTGTTTGCCACTTCTTATATATCACGACGTCGCCTGATTTGAGTTTGAGTTGGTCTTTTTTGACTGCTCCGCCGATTGTTATCACTTCACCCCACTGAGGGACTTCTTTTTCTTTGTTTGGTTGGTAGATACCTGCAACTGTTTCTTGAATCTCTTGTGGCTTAACAATGACAAATCCTGGTGCTACTTTGATTTGTTCGATTTTATATGTGTTTGGCATTTTAGATTTCCAGTCTGTCGATGATTGTGCAAATTCTTGCTTCGATTGATAACAGTTGTTCAGAAAAACTGTCCATTTTGTTTGAAATCAAACTTTGAGATGGTTGTGGGTTTTCCCCACGTAAGGCCTCTGTTGCACCAGTTGGTGACATAACTGGGTCTAATCGTTCTGATAGTCTGCTTACGCTAACTTCAATACGCTCAATCAATGTAGTTACTCTATCAAGTTTTTCTGGTACGGGTCTTACCTCTAAATCATTGGCTCTTTTGGGTTGGTCTAAATCTGCTGGTCTTGACATTATTTTGTCTCCTTTTTACTTTCTACTATTTTTTTTAATTCCTCGATTTTTGCGACTGTTAGGTCGGTTCCCCACATCATTCCCACTAGTAGGTTGAATAGTGTGGTTGCCGTGTTCTTCCAAACCTCTGTTTGTTGGTCCTGCTCCATTACATCCACATGTTTTGTTTCTGGCATCAACAACTGCCACATGTCGATTAGGATTTGTTGTTTGGTCATGGTTTCCTCCTAGAATTACTATTATTTCTCCTGATTCTTCGTACATTACTGCCCTGAGTTCCTTGCCAGATTTAACGGCTTCTAGGCAGTCTTTACACACTTCATCCTGTTCTGCACCCTCTGGCCAGGTAAGTTTGTGTCTACATCCAACGCTTGAACATCTTCCGTTTTTTTCGACGATATCCATTATTGCAATGAGTTTGCTATTTAGGTGCATATCCATAGTTGAGCTTGTCCTCTACTTTTAGTCTCTTACCCTTCCAGGCTCTGTTCATCCACTTGAGAAAACTGTCTAGAGTCTTCTTATCCTTCTTGATATAGCAAATTGTCATGTGGGGTTTATACCCTGCGAATGTGTTAATGTGTGGGAGAAACTGGAGTCTGTCGTTTGCTTCCTGGAGTTTGTCGGTTACTTTGATGTGGGCTACGACGCAGTAGTATGGTTCGTCATCATACTGACTATCAAAGTAATCTATGTGGTCGATTTCCACTGTCTTCATTTCCCAGTCTTTAAGCACTGTGTCTACTTGTTTTTTCCATGTGTGGCCGTTCTCTAAAAGTCCGTACAACAGTGTTACGTGAGCGGTTTTTCCCACAACCCATCCGTTTATCCATTTACGCTTTGGGTTTGGTGATTTGTAAAGATGGCGTGTTATTCCTGCTTCTGTTACTTCGTCTGGTTCTTCCATACTTACTAGTGGTTGTATGTTGGCCATGATGCATCCTAGTTCGTCTAGGTCGATTTTTAGGTCTTTATACACTTCTTCGAATTGGTGTGAGTTTAATTGTTTGGTCATTTCTTCTCCTCTGGCATATCGTTTACTAGGCAGTCGGTTGTTAGAATCATACTTGCTGCACTTGCTGCGTATTTGAGTGAGCTTACTGCAAGGAGTGCTGGTTCGATGATTCCCATTTCAATCATATCTCCATACTCGCCTGTCATTACGTTATATCCGTAGTTGGCGTCGTCTTTTTCCTGTATTTGGTAGAGCATGTGTTCTGGGTGTTGTACTCCTGAGTTTTTGGCTAGGAGCAGTAATGGTTCGGTTGCTATGTCTCTGATGAGGTCAATTCCTGCTTGTTCGTCGGCATTTTCGGCTTTAACTTTGTGTAGGACCTTTACTGCTTTAATGAGTGTGATAGCTCCTCCTGGGACGATTCCTGAGCTGATAGCTGCTTGAGTTGCACCTTTGGCGTCAATCACTCTTTCCTTGAGATTCTTCATTTCTGACTCTGAGTCTGCTCCCACCATGATGACTGCTACTCCACCTGTGAGTTTTGCTAGTCTCAGTGTGGTTGCTTCTTTTTCGTGAGCGAGTTTAGCTTGTTTCTTTTCTTTGGTTACTTTGGCCACGTGAGCTGCGATGTCCTTCTCGTCTCCCTTGCCTCCGATGATTGAGGTGCTGTGTTTGTCTGCTCTGACTGTTTCAGCTTTTCCTAGGTAGGTCATGATTTCTGGGTCGCTTAGTGAGAGTCCTTTTGTTTCGGTTACTACTTTTCCACCTGTTAGGACTGCGATGTCTTCGAGCATGTCTCTGCGTCTTTGGCCGTAGAACGGAGCCCTGACGATGGCAACGTCTAGGAGTCCTCTGAGTTTGTTCATTACCATTCCCTGGAGGGCTTCGTCTCTTACTTCTTCGGCGATGATTACCAGCTTTTTGCTTACTGGTGATAGCTTTTCTAGTAGTGGCATGAAGTCTTCGAACTTACTGATTCTGTTATCGGTGATTAGGATGTTGGTGTCGCTGATTTCCACCTCTAGGTCCTGTGGTGATTTACAGAAGAATGGAGAGATGTATCCTCCGCCGTAGGTCATGCCTTCCTTGTGTTCGATAGTGATGTCTGTAGATTTACCCTCTTTGACCTCGATTACTCCGTTGTTTCCGACGAGTTCGAGTGCTTCTACGATTTTCTTACCAATCATTGGGTTTTGGGCTGATATGGTTGCTACCTTCTCCCAGTCTGCTCTCTGAAGTGGTTTTGCTAGTCTGTTGATTTCAGTGGTTACTGCTTTGACAGCTTTATCAATTCCGTTCTTCATGAACATTGGGTTGATGCCGTTGTTAATCTGCTTCATTCCCTTAGAAGTTATTTGCTGTGTTAGTAGGATTGCTGTGGTAGTTCCGTCTCCGACTGCATCGTTTGTTTTTTCTGCAGCTTCTTTGGCCAGTAATGCACCCATGTTTTCGAATGGGTCTGGTAGGACGATTTCTTTAGCTACTGATACTCCGTCGTGGATTACTTTTGGTGTTTGGTTAAACATTTGTCCCAGTGCGACATTTCTACCTTTTGGGGAGAGTGTTGTTGTTACTGCTCTACCTATCTTGTCAACTCCTGCAAGTAGTTTTTCACGAGCTTCTTCTCCGAAAATGATTTGTTTTGGCGTCATTGGTCCCATAAATGTTCCTTTGGATTCTAATTTTTAACTTCTGGCTGCGGCTGGTTTTATGTAATCTTTGACCGCTTTATCCATAACATCAGACATGCTTCTGTTTGTTTTTGCAGCGTATACCTTCAGCTTTTTTGCTGTGGTTTCTAGCAGATATGTGGTAGTGATTACTTTTTTAGGTTTCTTAGACATTATTATTTAATTATATAGTTACTTAACCGCTTTTGTCAACTCCATCCATTGGTGTTCTTCTCCCACCATTTTTGCGTATCTTTTGCGTATGACGTCGCAGTATGCTGGGCTGAACTCCATGCATCGTGCTTGTCTATCCAGTTGCTGTGCGGCCATTAGGGTTGTTCCTGAGCCTGTGAATAGGTCGACCACTATTTCATCTGGCCTACTGCTGTTTTTAATGAATGGGGCGATTGCTCCTACTGGTTTCTGGGTAGGGTGTTCGTATTCTTGTCCTCGTTGGGTTTGATAGAAGATGGTGGTTCTTGATTTTAGTGCTTTTAGTAGGTTGACTGCTCCCTCTTTAGTCAGTTTGTCGAGGTCTTTGTAGTCTAGTACACTGATGACTGTTTTGTCGGTTCTGTCTCCGTAGAATGGGACTGTTCCGTTTCCTAGACTGCAGTATATTACTGGCTCGTGTTCCCAGTGGTAGTGGCTCATTCCTAGGACCATTGATTTGTGCCAAATGATTTGCTGTTTGAAGAAAAATCCTGCTTCTTTTAGTGCTTGCATGAACTCTGGTTGTGTACTGGCTGCGTGGTAGACGTAGGCTGGGCAGTTCTCGATAGTGTGTTGTGAGATTGCTGAGAATGCAGCATAGAGGAAGTCCATGAGTTCGCTACCTGTTTTGTCGTCATTGGCAATCATTGCCCATTCTTTTCCTGTTGGGTTGCCTGTGTAGCTGATGCCGTATGGTGGGTCGGTTACAATGAGGTTAGCTTTTTCTTCTCCCATGAGTTGTGCAATGTGGTGTGGGTTGGTTGAGTCTCCGCACATTAGGCGATGTCGTCCTAGTTGGTAGACTTCTCCGAACTTACTTTCTGGGTCTTCTGGGAGTGTTTGGTCGAATTCGTCCTCCTCAGTTTCCCCATAACGGGCTAGAACTTTGTCTATCCTTGTACCCTTGCCTAAATCGATTGTGTAGGCTTCTAGGTCTATCTGGCCTCTATATTCGTGGACTAGTTCCGCTAGGTCTTGTGATATCCAGCTGGCAAACTTCTCATTGTGTAGAATTACTAGTTCCAGGGCTTCTGCGTCGTTTTTTGGTGTTCTGTATTCGACTTTAGCTTCTGTGTGACCAAGGTCTTTCATTGCTTCGAAAGCGTGGTTTCCACCTAGAATGGTTACGTTGTCTCTGCCGTCAATCAATAATGCTCCGATTTGTCCCCAGCGTTTAATTTTACTCTTAAGGTCTTGGTAGGCTTCTTTTGATATTTCACGAGGGTTGCGTGGGTATGGTACTAATTCTGTTAGTTTCCTGGTTTCGATTTGCATGTTTATTCCTTTAGTATTTCAATAATTGCTTGACTTTTTGTTTTACCTTAATTCTTGCTTCTGCGAACTCTCTGAGCGAGCCCACTGCTTTATGACTACTCCAATCGCTAATGCAATTTGTTGGGATGTTATCCATTCTAAAAACCCATTGGTATCTGAGCCCTCTTTTTTTCGACTGATGATAAGACAGTTTTTTGGAGGTAACTTCGACAATTTCTGCACCACACATGAGGTAGTATGCTGCTTCGTAGCTGTTTGTAAACTTTTTACTTGTAGTTTCATATGTTTTTGAGTTCATCCTTGCCTCTCAACTTTTGAAAGACTGCTTCTCGGTATGCCCTGTTGGTCGGGTAGTCGAGTTCTTTATGATGAGCCCTTCCTGCTATTATTACTTGGTTTACTGTCCAGAGTTGTTCGCCGTTTCTGTCGCCTTCAAAGTATATATCTCTTTCGTGGCGATGTGCTGGGTCTAGTGGCCAACAGCCTTTATTTGGGGCTGTACGCTTACCTTCTTCGTATTCTAGGAGACACACCTCGCAACCGTGGATTTCCCTGTCTTCCAAGTCTTGCAAGCAGTTTTTCCTGTTTTTGCTCTGGACTCTGTCGCTTTTCTTCTTTTTTGATGGTTTTGGATATGCTGGCATAGTCGTCTACTCCTAAGTAAATACCTGGTTTTGTTCCCCAAACCTTGAGTGCGTGGACCTCATATATATGGCTGTCTTCCTCCGCAATGGCGTCAAAATAGCCTTTTATGAAGTTATCAATGTCTGGTCTCTGTTGATGTGGTTGGCCGTCCATTTGAGCCCTTTTTTTATTAGACCAGCTTTTTGGCATTTCAACGACAAAAACAAGCCAGTGGACTACTTGAGATTCTTCAAATGATTTACTAACACTCTCTCTAATTTGGTCTTTGTATGCTCGGTACTTCATGACAACTGGACGCTGTTTCCACTTGTCCTGTTGAGTCATTCTTGGTTTAGATACTGGTGCTACTTTTATGAACATTAGTTGATTACTCCTTTTCTTAGAAACACGTGGTTGTATATCTGTACCGCTTTTGCAAAGTCTTCTGCTTCTGGTGGGTCTACCTTAGATTTTTCTAGTAGTTTCCAGTATATCTCATTTTCTTTGAAGTCGAAAAATCCAACTTCATGCAAATCTTTTCTTAACTCTAGACGATGCTCTGGCTGGTTCATCTCGTAGACTTTAGCTAGCATTTCCACGTAGAACTGCATTTTGGGCTTCCTCTAGTTTTTTCTGAAGTATGGCTATCACTTTTGGTTGTTCTGCGAGTGCAAACTTTTCCTGTTGAATAGCTTGTTCTACCTGTGGTGCTTGTGGGTGGTCTCCCATGGTCAGGAGCATGTTTGTTTTGATTTCAACTCCCACTTCCATGGCCACTTGGTCATTAATTGTGTCTTCGAGGATTTTCTCGATTACTTTTACTCGTCGTTCTTGTACTGTCATAATTACTCCTGTATTTCTTCTAGAATGAGGTCTATTTGTTCATTCCATTCTTTTGATAATGTTCTCATTTCTGAGAGTCTTGCGAAAAACTCTGGTTCTATTCTAAGCAGTTTAATGCACCTGACTCTATCTTCTTTGTCTGATGGCGGCATGTATCCCCAATGGTTTGGTTCTAGTCCCATCATAAACCTTAAAATGGCTTTTGAAGATGCTCCCGTGTGGTCTCCAGATGCCCAGTTGATTAAATGGAGGTTTGTTTTTATCATTTTATGGTGTCCATTTTAGGTTTGTACTGCTTCATGTATTTCATTGATAGGAACCATTGTTTGCCGTTACCGTAGTCTGCTAGTCTGCCGAATAGTCTCCAGTCGCTCAGGTCTGATTTCCAGTATAGTCCTGTGTCGGTCTCGTGTATTCTGACTTCTTTCACTCCAGCTTCATCTAGAAGTGTGATTGCTTCTTTTTGGATTCCGTATCCATCAACTACTCGCATGAAGTGCTTTTTACTGTTTTTTTCGATTATCACTGCTGTTCCTATGACCTCGCCGACTTTAATTTTCTTTCGTTTTGCTGGGTCGTGTGCATATAGTGTAGGCATTTAGATTTCCCCTCCTATGTAGTTTTGATAATATTTACAGTTGACGTGTTCTCCGCCTAGGTTGTAGTGGCAAAGCGTTTTGGCTTCGTCTCCTTCAAATTGTTTCAGTTTTCTCGTGAGCCAGTCTCTTACCTTAGCCATTCCTGCTTCCTCGCTTTCAAAGCAGATTTTGAGTGCCATGCCGCCGTATCCGAGTTCGTTCCATTCTCCTTTAGCTGCACATATGTTGTGAAGAGCGTTGGGGTTGGTATTTCTGCCGTAGGTGCTTTCTGCTCCGTGGATGTAGGTTAGCATTTTTTCAATGTCTGGGTTCGATTCTTCTTTGTGGGTTTCATTTGGTTCTTGTGCATGTGCTATTGGCACAATTTCTGCTGATGGGCTGGCTTCCTCTACTATGTAGTGATTGTTTTCAAAGTTTACTGTGACGTACTCTGGAGCTTGGTTATTTACCCTTGTTCCTATGAGTATTCCTAGTGCTATGGTTGCTGCAATTATTCTTTTCATATTTATATAATTACATAAAAATGACTAGGTGTCTAGCCTCAAACAAGTGATGCCATTATTTCGCCAGTTTTGTCGTCTTTAATGTGTTTTTTAGCTGGTTGTAGGTTGAGTAGGTTTGTCTTAAAAGGTGGTTTTGCTTGCCAGTCACGTTGGTTCATTTTCCTGATGCCTGTTTTTATTGGGGCGATTTGTGCGTCGTAAATCCAGGCCTTTTCTGGGTTTTCGCTCATTTTCTTTTCTAGCTCTCTAAGTCGTTTGTGGAGTTCTTTGGAGTGTGGGGTTTCTCTGAGGAGCCATTGTTCATATTTTCTCTGTTGGAGTTTTCGCTCAGCGTCTCGTTCACGAATTTCCTTATCTCGTTGAGTCTCGGTCTGATTGCTTCCTTCAGTTGGTCCAGGCACCATAGGCTCAGTACTGGGTGTCCCCACGCTAGTTTCTGGGCTTGTGCTACTATCGCTACGTCCTCTTTTCCCTGTAGACTCACTTCCTGTTGAAACTCTGGTTGGGTTTCCATTGTCGATACTACTCCTGCGAAGCTCTCCACTCTGTACAATATCTCGTTCTTGTCCATGTCCTCGATTGTCACTCGGTATCTCGGTTGTTTGGCTCCTATCTGGAGTAGGTTTACTTTGAGTAGTTTGTTTATTTTTTTTGTCATAGGCTTTTTGCACTCCTTTTATGTGCTTACACTCGTGGTGTCTCATTGTAAAGTCTGGGCAGGTACACTCCCAATGGTATGGCGTTATCATGCTTACTGAGTATGTATTTTCTGGGTTACTGGTGGATTTAATCGTCCATGTTTTCATGGTTGTCCTCCTTTGGTTGGGATAGTTCGTACTCTTGAATTAAAACCTCTGCCAATATTTCTAAACCTGCCATAAGTCTACGAATCATAGATTTTGATAATGGTCTGACTTTATTCAATACCTCAGAAACCCTTGATTTGCTCCCAAAATAGGGAATCATATCGTTTTGATTGAGTTCTCTTTGTTCCATAACAAACTCAATAGCATCAATTGGATGGGGTAATACAGAATTAATCTCTTTGTCCTGCTTGAGAGTTCTGAAAATCTCGTCCTGAGTTCTATCTCGCACCTCTGTTTCTAATTGGTGGAGTAGTTCGTCTAATTTTTCTTCAAACATTTTAGGCTCATTTTTATCTGAGCCGAACCCAATGCTTGCCCAATTCATTATTTGTTTTTTAGTTACCATAGTAATTCTTCCTGTATTCTGGTGTTGATAATATCGTCTTGAAACCAATCACATTCAGTGCATTCCCATTTTCCAACAGCTATACCGTCGGGATGTTCATCCCTTGATAGTTGTCCACCACATTGACCACAAACATCATCTTTTTTCATCAAGTTTCTTAGCCTTTCATCTTGAATAGAGAGGTGTATTTTAGATATACTATTGAAGGTTCTATCTGCTTGTTCTTTCATCAGTATTCTATCTATTTGCATTAGTTATTCCTTCCTGTGGGGGTTGGATTAGTACAACTGGTGGTATTCCATAGTTGTACTTTGGTGTTAATTTTGTTCATATTTACTCCGTGTAGTAGGCTTGTAGTCGCTGTAATCCTTGTGTTCCTGGGCTAGCGAAGAGCATGTCGCCTTTTCCTATTAGTTCCTCGGCTCCATTTTGGTCGAGTATCACTTGGCTATCTACTTTTTTGTTGACCATGAATGCTACTTGTGTTGGGAAGTTGGCCTTCATGATTCCTGGGATTATGTCCACGCTTGGTCGCTGTGTGGCCACTATTAGGTGGATTCCAACTGCTCTGGCCTTCTGTGCTAGTTTTATAATCGAGTCCTTAACTATGTCGCTTTCATTGAGTTTCGTTGTAGTTACTGATGGTTTGTTGTTTTTGATGGTCGTTTCAGTTATCACTCTTTGTTCTCCTGAGAGCATGATGTCTGCGAGTTCGTCGACGATTACTGTCATGTATGGCATATCTCTGTAGCTTTTACGGTAGTTTTTGATGTTTTTAACTCTGGCCTGCTTGAGTTTTTGGTATCTGTTTTCCATTTCTTCTACACACCACTCTAGTGCTAGTGAGGCTTTACTTATTTCTGTTATGACTGGAACCTCTAGGTGTGGTAGGTTTTCGTGTTCGATGAACTCTGTCCGCTTTGGGTCGATTAGTATCATTCTCATGTCCTCTGGGTCCATTTGGTTTGTGAGGGCTTTGATTACTGTGTTCATGAACACACTTTTTCCTGAGCCAGTTGTTCCTCCGATGAGTATGTGTGGGGCTTCTATGAGGTCGATTTTGTGTGGTTTTCCGTATACGTCGACTCCTGCTGGGATGGTCATTTCTCCTTTGTCTAGAAGGTCATCTGTCCATGGTAGGACTCCCTGGTTGTCTCGGTTTACTTCTATTCCCACCAGTCCTGTTCCTGGTATTGGAGCTTGGATTCTCACACTCTTGGCTTCTAGGGCTAGTTTTATGTCTTTGACGTGTTTGTCGAAGTTGGTCATTCTGATGCCTCTAGCTGGTGTCATTGTGTAGAGTATGACGTTGTGGCCTGTGTGGGTTTCCCTCATTTCGACTGGCATTG